TGACTTCCCAACTCCACGGAAAGCTTGTATCTGAAGACGTTTAGGTCCAGACTGAAGATAGTCTGCGATTGCGTATTGTGCACGTGTAGGCTCCGGTAGATCAAGCTGCGCCCACAGGGCTTGTAGGAACAGCTTGAAATCATCTTGTAGGGCGGTTAAAACGTCGGTCATTCGTAGTTATTTTTAATAGGATTGAGTGGAAGCCCAATAGCACCACGAACAACGTTTACACCGCGTTGTACAGTTTTGTCAATAGGTCCGCCTATAATTTCATCAACCATAGGGATAATTTCTAAAGCATCCGGTATAAGTGCTGATAGAGCTTTACCATAATGAATAGCACCTTTTTCAAAACGTAATTTGTTAGCAAGCTCTGAAAGATACCTGTGCTCACCTAAAGCACGGTTGTAGTCAGATCCACCTAATTTATCGCTTTTTGCTAGGTTAGTTTCTCTAGTAGTAAGTCCTAAATTATTAGGATCATTAGAAAAACCACCTTTAGCAATAGGTATGTTATGGTCTACATCAATAGGTTGACCCATGTATTCAGACAACATTTTAGCGTCTTCATACCTATATTGCTGCAATAGCTGCTCAGCTTCACTTAACTTAATTTTTTGTTGCTCACCTTTTCTAGAACGTGAGCCTTCTACACGAGCTTCATAAGCAGCTTCAGGAAAATTTACGGATCTGTTTTTTCCAACGTATTTAGCAGTGTAAGTTACACCATCATGAGTATATTGAACAGAGCCAGGCGGAAGTTTTTTTCCACCTGATTTTGCTTGTTCTGCTTTCTTTTTTCTAAAGTCAGCTTCCCATTCTTGAAGCACTTCAGGCGGTACTCCCGCTTTTCTGGCGCTAGGCATTAGCTAATATGTGATAAAATTAAAGATTCACGAAGTAGATTTTGACCAAATTGTTGTCTCATCCACTCTCGCCAATGTAAACTTCCCTTGTCCTGATTGCAACTGGAACATGCTGGTACGACATTTGATGTAATGTCTTCACCCCCAAGAGAACGAGGATGTACGTGATCAAGTGTGAGTTCATGTAAGTCATAAGTTATTCCGCAATAAACACATGTGCATCCAAAGTGTTCTTTGATGCTGCGCCTCCAAAGGCGCTTGGCTTCAGAGGACGTCATGGTTATTAGGTTGTAAAGGTAATGATCAGGACTTGGGAAGAGCGGGGTCATGCGTACCGTTGATTACGACGTGGTCTAGAGCGATTTCGTTTAGGACTTTCAAGTTTACCTTTGTTAGGTCCTGTGTGAGATGCATCTTTTCCGTCGCCGTTACCATAAGTACCGAGCCTCCGATTGAGTTTGTTTGCGTTAGTTCTAATTTTAAGACCAGCTGAGGTCTTGTTGTATGCACGCTGTTGCTTTCGACGGCGAGCAGCGGCTTTAGGGTTTGATTTGTAGTATTTAGATGTTTTACCGCTTGCCATAGAGTCTGCTTTGTACGAGTTCTGGGTCAACTTGCGGCATTACATTAGCCAATTTAGACAGTGGGTTGCCATCGTAAGCCACACCACTAATGTCATTTGTCTTAAGCCAGTCACAAGCTGCTTTTAAATCTTGTGTAGTAGCTTCACCCGACTTAATACGAGAAAGAAACTCCTTTGTAACTAGATTATGCAGTTCGTTAAACTGGTCTTCTGTAGCTTTTTTCTTAACCATTGCGTAGCACGATTTGGTCTAGTTTGTTTTCAATACGTACCATATGGTCTTCCATCCGAGAAAGTAGTTCAGCTAACTCAGCTTTCTTGACATAATCAGAAGCTACAGTAAGTTCAACACCATCTAGTCGGCGGTCAAGCGCACTAATACGTTCGTGAACACTATTGATTCGGTTGTGCAGTCTGTTGTTCAGTGCTGCTCCCCCCGCTATTATCGCTACTGTCAGACTTACTAGAGCTTCCATTGATAGATACGATAGGAATAATGTCATGGCACAACACCTCTACCCGACTTCCAGGACGGAAGGTAAAGCCAGCTTTCATGATTTCTGTACATTTCATTGCACGAATCATCTCGTAGTTTAACCTCATCTTTTGTTCGTGTCTACGTGCTATCTGTTTGCATTGTTCAATCATGCTACCATCTAGTGGTATCATAAAGCTCATCTGCATACCGTAGTTGTTGGAACGGACGTATCCGTCAGATTCGTACGGTATTGTATCGTTGCCCATATAAAATGGGCTAAACGTCATCGTAGCTCCGTTACACGAATTGTTAGCACCAAATACTTGTCTACTTGGTGCACCATTGTTCTGGAATTGTACAGCTTGGTTGGTAACATTACCAGTTGCAGCTGCTACAGGGTTAGAAGTATTCTGTACTTTAGGGTCTTCTGCGTAAGCAGGTGTTACTGCGAGAAGATAGAGAGCGAGGTAGTGGTAGAAGTGGAGTCGATACTTTCTGTTACGTCGATTGTCTCCACGATTCCTGCATCGCGTGTTGTGATTTCCAGAGACCAAGGATCTCCAGCCGTGGTTACGGAAAATGTTGTACTGTCGCCAGCAATATCTGAGCTGGGTGTTACGTTTGAACCACTCCATGATGAATAATCACCACCATAGACTTCAGTCTCGATAGTACGTTCAATGTCAATCGTGGTGGTTGTAGTCGATTGCATTGACCCCTGGGTAAACTGCGGGGTAACAGTTTGAGCTGATGCAGGCGCAGCCAACAGCAGCAACAGAAGTAGCTTCTTCATTCTTCCTTTTTTTTAGATTCAGGTAATTTAGAATTTGCTTTACTGTTAGATGTAGTCAACCCAAAGGTGGCTAAGGCTCCAGTAAATACAGAGGCAACAAATGTTATGTCACCACCGCTTTGACCTTTTTTAATCATAGGCAGGTCAACATAGTTAAGAGTAATTATAAAACCACTCCAAATAACTACACCTAAACGGACAAATGTACCAAGAATTTGTAATTCATCCTCTGTATTTTCCTTGACTTTGTCTAGGAATCCTTTTCTATCCTGGTTTTGGTTAGTTTCGTCCATGCTTGTTTAAGGATGGGCTTCATTGCATTTACAGTCCACTTAAAGACTGCTGTTGCCGTAAGGGTGGCTGCAACAGACACGGTGGCTGTAGTACCAGCCGTGACAAGTATTTCGTTAGAAGGCAAAGGCATAGTTACATCCGTAAATGGAACATCTACTTGCCTTGTATCCTGCGGTAATTTAACCGGAGGTGGTTTAGGTTTTGGCTTCTCTTTATCAGATTGTGTTGTTCCTTTGACTCCCGGAGGTGGCCGAAGGTCGCTAGGAGGCACCACAAGCGGCTTGTATGAGGGCAAATCCGCTCGTGGGACATCTAGTACCGGACGGGGTAAAACAAGGGGCTCAGGGAGCCGTAGAGACGGTAGTACCGGCGGCTCACCTAAGTCCATTATTTGTTAGGGAAAAGTCCGTTACGAATAAACTCAACAGCTTTGTCATCGACATCGTTGTCGGTAGACTCAGCTAGTTTGGTCAACATGTCTACGATGAGCAGCTTGACCTTGTCAGATTGAAGAAAGGAAAACAGGATTGGACGGATAAGGGTGATCATAATCAGCTCCAGGGTGTACCAGTGCCTTTGGTAGGTGTACGTTGTTCGTCAATTTGTGCTTGCAGTGCAGCTTGGATTTCAGTGACCTTTTCGTCACCACCAAGAGCAGTCTTTACCCATTCGATCACACCAGCCTCAGTGAGGTCGGCATAAGGGATAACGGTGTCGCCTTCAGCAGGTGCTTCAAGACCAACAGAACCGTATGCACCGCTGGAATAGGTGTCATCAGCGGCAGACACGGTATAATGAACAGTACCCACAATGCCGTCTGCGACGGTGCGATCGAGGGTAGAAACGGACCAAGTAAAAGTAGTAGACATTTGAATAAATAAAAAGTGTTTATATAAAAAGAAAGCCCCGACTAGCGGGGCAAATAATTAGCCAGCCTCAAGGGCGGCAACTTTGGCTTCTAGGGTTTCAATACGATCCATCGCCTCTTGAAGCGCTTTTACAGCTTTCATGTAAAGCACAGAGTAGTTGACGGACTTAGTAACGGTGCCAAGATCG